AGGAGGCCTCGATGTACATCGTCACCGGATTGAAACTCTTTCCAGACGACACGCGGTTGCAAAGTTTGAATAAACAGATAAACGCGCAGTATCTAAATTGATGAGCCGATCTATGTCACCTTTTCGCATACTCTCTAAGACGTATGCCAACCAGATGCTGACTCGAGAACAATACGTCTCGATACGGGCCCAGTTGCTCAAAAAACTGCAACGACAAGGTCAGGTTACTGAAGATGATTTAAAAAACTTTACCGACATCATACACGGTAAAAAACAACCCCAGGTGGAGAAATCTTACTCCTCGTCTGACTGGCTCATTATTGGCCTGGGAATAGTAGCGGCTATGGTTTTAGGATTTGTACTCTACGGTTAGAACCCTATATTTAAAAAGCACCTGATTTGCGATCTACCTCACAAAATTCACACCAATTAATTCACATAAACTCAAATTCTCGGCTAAGCTATAAATCTGTAGGCTCAGAATAGTAATTCAGGCTTTATCAAAAAAAACATTCAATTTCATTCGCGAAGTTCGGGAGTATTACATGCAGTTATCGAAAAAAATAATTCTAATCTCAGCACTTATTGCTACCAAAGTTATCGTTAGCGCCTGCGACCTCGGTAGCACCGATAGTTCAAGTTCTGGTAGTAGTTCATCTGGCAGTTCCGGTAGTTCCAGTAGCAGTTTCACATTGAAACCAAAAACCCATAACACGAGTTACGCTAACTGTAGCGAAACTCAGTCCGCAACAATATGTCAGGGTGCAGATGTCAGATATGATCAATATGAAGAATGCATGAATCTTCACGACGGTTCCCCAGACTGTGATGGCTATTACACACCTAATTACACGGAAACAGCCAAATTATGCATGAGTACTGTTGCCGCAATAGGCTGTTAAACACAATTTACCGTAAATAGATTTGTCAGTTACTAAATCACGCTGGTTTGTTATTGGCGCAATCTTCATTCAACTTTGTGTTTACTTTATTGGATACCAGCACGGAGTCGGGAATTTCAACCCAACTCCTGCTGGCATCGAACCTAAAGTTAATGACATAACGCCATCAGTTTGTGATTGTATCGCGACAGAATCTAAATCACATATTGCAGATTCGACGGGCAATACAAATAAATCTCTACTGGAAAAAATCGCCCTGCTTCAAAACCAATACCAGGCCCTCCAGGAAAAACAGAACCTCGACGAATTTAGTAGTGAGCAAAAACAGGAACTCCCAAATTTACTTAAGCAGACCTTAGATCAGTTGCCAATCGATATGATAGCGTCTCGAATCGAAAGATATATCGAAATACCTCAAGAGACTTTCGAACGAATGAACGATCAACGAGCTTTTGTGAATCGACTAGCTGATGTAGCGATGGAAGGGATTATTACTGAATCAGACGAAGACAGTATAGCCTTGTTGGGACCGATCAGCTTCTCCGACCAATACCAGGGAGGTGCAATTAAAAATATTTTTTCAAATAAGGAGGTTGCAGTTTTTGCCGGTTTTGATACAGCAACATTCGACAAACCCGTTGTCCTGGTTAAATGGTATCGAACCGAAGACAACAAAGTATTTATTTTTAAACAAATGCCAATTAGCCCAATAAATACCAACTATATTTGGTTAACGGACCAAAACGGTCTGGAAGCAGGTCAATATAATGTCGATATCTACGATGTTAGCTCACAAATGAACTTACTATCTCGTGGTTCGTATCAGGTATTAAATTATGAATAAGCTATTTACAGCTTTGTGTTTGGCTATGTTTTCTATTTCCGTAAGCGCAACCGATTGGTCAAAAAGACTAAAGCCAACAACAGATGTCGAGACTAAAGACGAAGAGATCTGGTCAACATTCGATGTGAATTGTGAAAGCCCTTTTGTACAAATAAAAACCAAGAAATATAAACCTGTCAAAAAACAGAGCACTAACATCGAACACGCACCACAAACCGAATGTTTAGGCGGTATATTTCAGAAGGCTATATATCATAAACGTGGCCCAGAAGATCCTATTGCTTACAAAACTATCGATGGTAAACCTTATCTAGAATTTTATTTCTCAGCTCCGGGAAAATACATACAAAAAAATGTCCCTCCAAAAAAGTATGCTGTAAAACTCGCTGTCCATGACTTTAAAGGGAAAGGTAAATACCCAATTTATCACGAGAATGAAACCTTCAAACCGATGCTGGACAAGGACCATCCGATCACACTGTATAATAATTTAATCCCGATGATCAATTATAGTAAAGGAAGGCACATTCCTGTCATCATGGGTAATTTTGCTGTATTTCGAGATGCTGAACTTATTAAGCTAACCCGGAAGGAAAGAGACAGCGGGCAATATCTCGATGATAAACATAGAGAAAAAAACGTCTCCTATACGTATACCAGTGGTGATCGTATTTATGGTAAATACGCTTTAAATGACATGCAAAAAGTAATGTCAGCAAACAAAAAACTCGGCGAAATTGTAATCACAGATATCAATAAACAGGGCATTATATCGGGTAGCTTTAAAGTTAGGATGTTGCGCGAAACTTGCAACGATATATTAATGATAGCCGATTGCCAGATAAGTAGTGTTTTAATAAAAGGCAAATTTGATGCCGCTGAGTTCAAACCGAACAAGGATTACATCAAGAAAGGACTTTTAAAACCTAAGATGAAGATGAAGATGAAATTGAAACCCAAACTGGGTTCAAATAATAGTGGCGTCAAACCCAAACTTCGCACACCATCATCATCTGAAACTATTTTTGATCCCCCTCAACCAAGACTGCATAAACCATTACTTGGGTCCCAATGTAAGAGAAGCATTGCTAATGCCTGTAAGTCGGCGGAAACAGCATTTCAAAGTTATCTATCCTGTCTAAACAAGTACAATTTCAAGAAAAACGATGCGCAAGACACCGCACGCAAAAACCTTAAAAAATGTTATGCGATATATGAAATTGAATACACCAGGAAATCAAAACAGTGTCGCAAACTATTTGTTGAAGACGCGACTTGCATTAAGTAAATTGAGTCCGTGATATCTAAACCTATCTACATCAAAAGTGGCTACATTGTAGCTATAATCGGCCTCCTGATTGCAATTGCGATCGTGCAAACAGACTCTGTTACCTTGATTAATAAAGTGTCTGCAACGCACATCGAGGCTGCCGAAGAAAACCAGTCGATAATATCCATCGTCGATGCTATTGCTAGTTTGTATCTATTACTGCCTGTTTTCACCGAACCAGAAAAACGAGCCCTCTTGAGCCTCAAAGAAAGAAGAGCCAGCGAGCAGAAATTTCTTTTGCTACTCAATAGACTACCGGTAGATAAGATTATCGACAAAATGATAGATCTCGATCTAGTCACAACAGAACAACTTTCAAAAATCGAGCACAAAAGACCTTACATACATCGACTGGCTAAAGTCGCCATGAACGGCATCATGACACCTGAAATACCGGAGATTGCAAAACATGGCAAAGTCCATTTCAAGTCTGCTCTAGAGGATCCGAGGGCAAATACTTTTGAGGCAACGAACATGGCCATATATGCATTTTTTGATTCAAGTGCGTATCAGGATGAAAATATCTTCGTAAAGTGGTATGAGTCTAATCAGGGGAGAATGGCGCTTTTTAAACAGTTTCCTATCACGCAAGAGAATACAAACTATATCTGGATACACAATTCCGGAGGCTTCACAAAAGGTCAGTATCAAGTTGAAGTTTACCGAATCAACGAAAGTTTCGATTTATTGTCGAAAGGCAATTTCGAGGTTCGGTAAAAGACTATATCCAGCGACTATAAAAAAGAACTGAAATAATAAGAAATACAATTCCGACCAAATTACCCAGATCGGCGATGTTAAAAATCCCTGATTGAATAAAATCAAGATCAATAACAATAAAGTCAGTTACAGCACCCTGCCTGGCCCTTTCCAGTAAATTTGACAACCCTCCCCCCACAACCAGGCCCCAGGCCAGGGCAAATATTACGTGACTAAACCCTTTATAGATAAGTAAACCAAATAATCCAGCCAGGAGTACCGCAACGAGTACGATACCAATATACAAAAAGGTTGATGCTTCCAGGCCGGAGCCAACACCCATCATTAAACCCTTATTTTGATAGAGATCAAAATTTACAATATCCAGAACATTCTTTGAATAAAGATCAGGTCGAAATTTCCAGAACCAGTTCTTTGTGATTGAATCGACAAGAATACTGAGCAGTAGAAATACGATAAAGGGGTAACGATGACTTTGCATAAGACATGACAAAAATTGGTCGGGACGGCAGGATTTGAACCTGCGACCACCTGCCCCCCAGGCAGAGCACTACAAAACCCTTGAAACCTTTATGCAGTGCGGGTTTCAGCTTTTAAAAGAAACAGAAAACCTTCTACCATTTTTTTAATTAACGGCTCGTAAGTCGTTGATTTAATTAAATGGAGAAATGCTGTGGTAGAAGGTTTTTTGCATGACTATTTTGCGAGATTATCACAAGCGCTCCGGACATTAAAGGAGCGCTTGAAAGAATGAAACCCATCATCATTATCGCTATGTTATTACTGCCAGGTTGCGCTGGTACTGTTTTTGATCTGTCACGCGAAAAGAGCTATTCGTGCGACGAAACGATTCTTGCTATTAACAAAATCACCGGTGAACTCGAACTAATGCCAGCGAATGATTTATGCTTTGAGCCATCATTGCAAAAAATGCTGGAACAAACTTAAAGAACCAGCGAGGTGATGATACCGGCAGAATCAACACCGTTATAATCGCCTACACATATATATCGATTGTTGTGGTATATAACGGCTTGCAGTTGTGTAAAAATTGCCTGCGTTCTTTGCTCCCATGTCACCCCGTCAACCGACGATAATATTAGCCCACCAGAGCCAACCATCAGCAAACCATGCCGACCCTTAGCAATCGATCTAATATGGTTCAATGGCGCGGTGGCTGGATAACCTCTTTCAAACCAGTTGATTCCATCTGGTGACACAATATAAACCCCAGTATTTATTTCCCCAGCTGCTATAAACTCACCATTGTTGTATGCTATTTCATAAATATTATTTATTGTTGTATTCGACCTTTCTGTCCACGTTATCGCATCAGCGGATGTGATCAGGTAGGCATCCACGCCATCACTTCTGCCACCAGCAATATATATGCCATCCTCATAAATAATATCATGCAACCAAAACGCCTTTGGATTCGATCTTTCTGTCCAGGTTATGCCATCAGGTGACGTTATAATATAAGCATCAGTTCCATCGTCATACCCAACCGCAACGAACAGACCGCCACCCCAGATGATTTGCGTTATTGTGGCGGAAGGATTTGGCGCGGTTCTTTCTGTCCATGTCGTTCCGTTCGTTGATGTCGCTATCATTGCTTCAGCAGCTCCGAATTCCCCTTTCCATCCACCTACAACTATTATACTGCCGTTATCGGCCACAGCCACCGCATTAGACTTTGACCCACCGCCGGACAGTACCGCATGAACATCGTATTCAGTCCAATCAACAGCATCATCGGACAAGTAAACTATCGCTTCAGATACTGTTAGAACTGGATCTTTAAGTGAGCCAACTGCAACGATCCTTTCAATTGTTTCGCTATACACCAAAGAGTTCAGCCCTGCGTCATTTGGTGTTTTTTGTATTGACCAATTAGACGCCTGCAGCGCGTGCGTTATCTGGGTGTTTTCTGTTGATTCAGTAGAAATCACAACATGATCAATCAACACTGACCCATCGGTGGCAGATTGAATAGCAAAATAATCAACACCCGCCGCCGATGAATCCGGAATAGTATAAGTGAAGTTGTACTTTCTCCATGTCGCATCCGGTTTGAATGTCCGCCAACCAAGATCACCATCGCCGTTTGTTGAATAGGCCGCCTGCGCAAAAGAAACGGCATCATCCGTTTTTGCATAAAGCGATATTTTCGCTTGCTTACCCGCCAATGAAAGCGCCAGCCTTTCCGGTATCTGAATGCTGACACCCCCTATGGTCCCGGAAGCATCTGTATCCAGGATAGTTGTAGTGACGCGCATAGATTGCGCACCGGAAAATTTGTCCACCGATTCCGCGGCGACTGTGTGGCCCGTGTTGGCCACCCATCCGGCGAGCTCGTTGGCTTCCATGCCGTTAAACCAGGTACTTGCCACCGAGGACTGCACATCTACAGAGGGAAGGTCAGCTATATTGGTTGAGTTCAACGCAGTATTAAACGCAGTCAGGTCAGCATCAGTCGCAGGCAAAGCGTAGGCACTAGGCTCGGTGAGTTCGCCAACCTGCTCTTCAATCATGATCCCATCGACACGCAAGGTGCTGCCATCTGACACCTGGTTACCGTCGATCCGCAATATCGCACCGGTCGAAGAATCGCCCGACAAGTCAATCACACTAGACACTTGAACCCATGTATCGACCGTCGGTGCGTTGATCAAGACCGGTGTTGATACATGAGCACCCGATCCATTCGTGCGCAGGGTAAACTGCACTTCCGACAGTGCGACATCACTGCGGACATAAGCGGACACTATCCATTTTCGATTCGGCGACATGCGTATGTTGTAATCAGTGCTGTTGGCCCCGAGATAAACCTGCGGGTTGGCACCAGTGCTAACAAGCTTATGGCTTTGCGAACCAATATAGAAAACGCTGGAATAACTGAAATCGGCATTGTTTACAGTACCTGGCACCGGCTGAATAACATCACCAACTGAATAATCATAGTTCGCGATATTAATGCCCTTGCCACCCAGCACCGATTTAGTCAAATCTGCCCAGCCTTGCGGTTTGTTATTATACCCAGTTGCTTGCTGTTGCTCGTCGCTTGGATACCACTCAAACGGTGCTTTCGGTTGTGGCAGATACTGTGCGCGTATCAAACCAGCAGACATATCAATTGAGCTGACGCCAGTTTGGCCATAGGCGACTTCGCCAGCATTGACGACCTGCGCAGTGTTTTTCTTAGCGTAAACATCAACTGCGGGATCTGGTGACGCACCCGTTAATGCAATTGATTTTGTCCCGCCAAACGTGGGTAAAGAAAAGTTTCCATCGACCAGGAACAACACGCCGCCCGGGTAACCACCCGCGCCCGTTTGTCCATAGATGGTGCTTGAAGAGATAATACCAAACGAACCAGGCGCGCCATCGTCGCCACTAGTGATAACCTGCCCTGCCCCGGCAATGGTTGCCCCACGCGATATGATGACACCCCCGCCACCCCCATCGCCACCGGCACCACCGGCAACCGGAGTGGCAGGAATACCTATATCTGCGGCATCACCGGTTTTGCCGGGGATACCCATTAGATTATTCGGGAGACCGCCTATTGATAATCCATCGGGGTTGGTCAAACTGAATTTCGGCATTTGCTTCCAGCGCCCACTATCACCCGCGCTTTTGGATGCCAATAAAAGAACCTGGACTGGTGCCAGCCCAACTTTAAACATATAAGCGGGTTTACCCGATTGGCTTTCACCAAATACGCCAGACTGGGTGTTCGTGCCCGAGAAAACCAATGTGCCGTTGATGGTTAAAAAGCCTTTTATTTTCAACAAGACATTCAGCGAACAAGTGACTGTGACACCTGCGCCTATTTCTAAATCGCCATCGTAATAATAAATTGCGCTCGTGTTGAGTGCGGCACCGGTGACCGTGCCACTTGCGGTGACAACGCCCCCGACGATGGTCAGTACGCTCGCCAGGTTTGTGCCGACAGCCGTGTAATAGCTGTCCTGCAACACAGCGCTCGATGCGACCGGCGCTTGACCACTGTTGGATACCCCACCGAACAAACTGACCGTCACTTTGCCTGTGATCCAGTCGGTTTTTACCTGTTGCACTTCAAACACGCGATCGAGGATAGCGTCGGCATAAACATCCCAGACATAAGGGCAAGTCACGCGGATAGTCTGGCCGACTGCGAGTTTGTCCCATTTAGGCTGTAAGACCAGTGACAACCTGACTGGTGGCTCGTGGTAGCGATCGAGGATGGCATCGGCATAGCTCTGAATATCATTATCCGAATGCGCACCAGTGAACACGCCCCGGAACTCGTATGCACGCTGATCAGCTGATTGATACTTAGCAATCGAATCGGTGTCGATCAACTGATTGCTTTTTGTGAACCGGTCTTCGGTATCCAGCCAATTCCAGTCAATCCGCACATTGTTAATCACGGCAGGCTGGTCATAAACCAGGTCGCCATAGCTGATGATTTCTGATTCGTCGATCACTTCGGAATAAGCCGAAAAAGGCAAGGTCGAGAGCAAGCGCACTGGCGAATAACTACCATCGGTTTTAACGCTTAAAAAGAAGCCCGCCCACAAAGCAAGCTCTCTCTCGATAAAGTCCTTACCGTTTTCTTTTTCTAACCCCATGAACCGGGCCATTCTGCCTTTGCCGGTCGATGGGTTCCATAAGTCGTCGCCCAGGTTTTGAAAGCCTGCCAGATCGACATATTTGGTGGGGATAGACAGGTGCCAGTGATCGGGTAGATTCGCGGCTTGACCATCGAGTATGCCAGTTAAAATGGCGTATACCATCTTAGGCGCTGCCATTTGCAGATAAATGTATTCCTCGACCTGCTTCTTTTGATCGTCCTGCCCGGCGGTGACGACATGCTCGACGTTTTGTGTACTGAATGCACCGCGCTGCACAACTGTTAAATCGGTGAAATTGACATCTGTCCAACCGGAATGACAAATGATCTCATCATCGATTTTGATATAACCAACCGTTACATTCGGTTGCGATGAATAGTTGGCGTCGTGCGCGACCAGTGGGAACTTGTTACCCGCATCAGCAGCGGTGATCGGGATGGTCATTTGCGCTGCGGTAATGGTTGACGTCAAAGCGCCCTGGTGCGGCACAAAAATAGTCTTCTTGGCGGTGCGCTGGATATCACTACAACTCAGCGTATAGACGCCGTTCTTATATTTTATTTGACCATCGACGATATACGTTAAACGTAAATTATAATCAGACCAATTTGCCAGGGTTATCTCACCTTTATAAAGCTGCACCTGTTTATTGCGTAAACCATCCCCGCCATCGAGTTTGGTTTTTAACTTGGTCGATATCTCGTTGTTAACATCGAGCAATTTGAAAGTCACACTGCCAATTGTGTGCTGAGCCTTGTCCGGGTTGATGCGCTGGCTTTGCCCTGATATGCCCTTTACTTCAATCGCGCCATCGATTCGATTTATTGCTGTAGTACCCGGTGGCACCTGGCAATCCGCATGGCTGGTGATATAAGTGACATCTGTGTCGGCATCGTCAAATGACAAAGCAATGACATAACGGGGTTCCAGGGTAGCCTGCTCGGCGGCTTCGAGGTACGCGGTGGTTTCGGTCATAGCAGGCGGATAGAAAAGCTATAAGAAAAATAAATGCCATTGCGACTTCGCGTTGCATCGCCTTTCATTATGGCTGCGACAGGCGTGCCATCAGGGTCATAGGAAAAAACCTCACCACCCGCCACACTCGAAAAAAATTCATCAAAGTCAGCATCGCTGGGGTTGCCACCAGAGACAGGCACCATGTCGGTTGTTATTTTATAAATACGATCAATTCGGTTCAGGACGGTGACAACATTACCATCCAGAGATAAATTTTCTGTTTTAACCGGCTCAGGCATTCCGCCATCACGGGCTTGCAAATCAATTGTGATCGCGTAATCAACACCCAAGGTATGCCCGGATTTTATTTGTCGCTTCGCCGTATATGTAAAACTAGCCATTACTCACAATCCTGATTTCGTCATCGGCGTCGGCGGACTCAATAGCCTGGACAACCATGTCACGAAAAGGCCCATCGCCCGCAATCGTGATGACCAGCTCGCGCGGAGCTTGCTGGTCTTGCTGCCCTTGAGGATTAACTGGCACGGTGTTGATGGTCTCCGATCCGCCACCACTACCGGCCAGGCTAGGCGCAGATCCGCCACCACCAAACGAGGTTGAACTAATGGCATCCACTGTGGCTAGACCCGCTGCCAGGTGCGTCGCTGCCAGTATGCCGGCCAATGGTTGCGGGTACGCCGATAGCGTTTTTGACACGCCCTCGTAGGTATTGATAGTCGCTTGCGCGATACCAGCCACTTTGTTGATATTGAATAGCGCTTTATTGTGCTGAGCGACACCTGCGGTCAAATTAACCAGTTCACCCAGCACTTGCTTTGTCTGGTTTTTTGCCGACAACAATTGGAACTTATCGCGGGCTTTGAGGTTTCTGACCGTTATTTCGGTTAACTGGCGCTCGTGATCTTCAGCCAATTGCAGGCGCAGGTCATTAAACGGGATAATGCTCTCGATGCCTGCTAGCTCGGCCTCGTTGATGATTTGCTGGCGGGTCAGGTGCGACTCGGCTATGAGTTGCTCTTCGGATTTTAGCGAATCACCAAGTTGCGCGAATTCGTTTTGCAGTGCTTCGGCTTGCTGTGCTCTCAGAGCTTCGAGCCGTTTTGCTTCCCTTTCCATTTGACGGGATAGTTTATCGTTCGCTTTCGCTTCTGCATCGCTGTCGGCATCCCTGGGGCCGACGCTGCCAACGGTTGGGGTAAAAGTCAAAGCTTCTGGCACTGGGAGCGAGGCACGAAGATCATTTTCTTCGAGTATTTTTTTCTGGCGCTCCAGCGAATCGACCAGTAAATTCTGGCGGTCTAATTGCTTTTTCAGGTCTTCGATTGCGATTTCATTGCCGACATGTTGCGCAAATGATAAATCATCAGCCAGTTTACTTTGCCGGGCCAGGGCTTCTTCTAGTCCTGTGCTGCTACTGACGTCGCTCGGGTTTAATAGCTCCCACAAATTGAAAATATCCCGACCAATGCCATCAAATGCAGGCTGAGCAAAATTAACTGCTTTGGGTATTTCAGTTCGAATCAGATTGATGAAATCAGTCAGCGCCGGGGCGGCTCTGACTGTTAGTTCTTGCGTCAAACCTTCGAATTCTGCGCTTAAAGCTTTGGTTGCTTTATTAACTTCGTTCAGTTTTTCGGCTTCTATCCGGGTTAAGGTGTTGCCTGTTTCGTCGGACAGATCAATCAACCGTTCTAGCTCACGCGCATTGTCATCGAGCAAAGGCAGCAGCAGCGCTGCATCATTGCCCAGGGCTTCAAGCACTTGTATTTTTTCGCCCTGTGTGCCGACTGTGGCCAGTGCTTTACCTATTTCTAGCAGCTGCTGATCGGGCGACAGACGCGCCATGTCTTCGATTGAGAGATTGAGGCTATCGAGGGCTTCTTTTGCTTCGCCACCCCCATTGCGAAAAGCATCGCCGATTTTTTCAGCCACATCTTTCAGGATGTCACCTGTTTTGTCACTACCGATGCCAACCTCGTTAAATGCAAACTGCATTGCTGTAAGTCGCTCAATCGGCACATTCAGGGCATCAGCATAGGTCAACGCCTGTTTTGCACCCCGCGCTTGCGCGGTAATAATCGCACCGAAACCGGTTGCCCCGGCTAACGACCCCAACCCAATTCCAAACTTGCCGACGATACCGTCGAGGCGACTGAAATTATTCTCGACGCCTTTTAATGTTGCGCGGGTTTTATCTTTGGCGGTGAGTACCAGCTCGGACTTATGCTGTCTTGGCATCGATCACCCCCATGGCCTGGATATAAAGATTCGGCTGGTCATAGACCCCACCCGCTCGGATTAGCAATCCGTTTTTATAATGCTGGTACAGCCTCAAACACTCGCGAGAGAAACTGGTCAGCATCGGCAACAGGCAAACGTTCGTGCGAATGACGCCTTTAATTTCCCATTGCCCGGGCAACCCAGGGCCATTACTACCAGCGCGACTGCCATCGGAATCGCAATTTTTATGAGAACAGGTTTCGCAATTGAACTTGTCGGCGTTCATTGCTACTTCGATGGCGATGAGGAGTTTTTTGATTGTTCCCCGCTCAGTGATGACGAGGTAAATATATGCATCGCCAATCCAACACGATCGCTGTAGGGAATGAGCCGGAAATTAGACGGCATAAACTCGATGGGGCCATTGGAGTCTTCGAAGTTTTCCCAGCCTTTTAGTGCGGTTGATAGACATATTTTTTGGCCCAGGGCGCTGATCCGGATAGAGCCATTCACCAGCGCGACATGGTCGGCAACTTCTGCGTATTGATCACCATCGAGCGGACAAAATTTAAACCGGGTCGGCTTGTCGTCTTTGTCCTGACCTTCCGGCGTATACCAGGTTGGCACTAGCCCTTCGAGTGCTTTAATACCCATCAGGTGTACACCAACGCGAATTCATCATCACCGGCAGAAATACCGGCACCAAAACCAATCTGCAAAGTCCGCACCTGGTCGCGATCACCCGGGCCAAGATCACGATAGGCGACCGCTGGCATGGTGACCTGATAGCGATTGCCTGCGGTGCTACCGATGACGCCGGTATCGAGTGCATTTTCTGTATCGGCTGACCAATCGGCGATAAAGTCGTTGACTGCGACGAGTTCGTCTTCGGGGTCGATTGATCCGGATACGTCGCGGCCCCCGATGCGGATCTCGCCATAGCCGTCGGCGGCACTGACACTGGCCGGGGTAAGAATCTCATTGTTCATCGAGAATTCAAGCACGTTGAACTCAGCAGCAAAACCACCGATATCGAATGATGTCAGGCCGATGATTGGCTCTGGTTCGGTTGCGTCGAACGTACCCGCTGGCAATGTGACGTCGGCAACGGCACCGATATGGCCGGTAAAGTTAAAACTCGCGACGCCGTATTCGCCCGCAGTGAGGTTAAATGACACATTGCCCCGGCAACCGGTGATGATGTGGCGCTTACCGTCCTGGTAGTAGTAAATCGTTGCGGATTCGATACCCGTACTGACTGGCGCATAAGTCACACTGGTGACAGCGACAACAGTTTCGTCCAGTCCACAGGCCCGCAATGCTGCTGCCATTTCTGGCGGGGTTCCGGCAGTACCAGAGCCTTTCATCTCCATATCAAACGAGACCGATTTCAAGCTGCCGCCGTATTTCTTTTTAGGCGTATCAAGCGTCGATTTGACATGATTACGATCAAGCCGTCGCGCACCTTCGTGCGACCAGGACGGATTGGAGATTAACACTGCATCAGTGGCAGCGGCGGGCACCGAGTCGGTGTTATAAGCACCCTCGATCTTGATTAAAATTAACTCGCGTTTAACTAGCATTGTTTACGCCCTCTTTTTTCTGTTTGGGTTGTTCTTTGCTTTCTGGTTTCTGGGTTTTCGTGCCGCCTTTTCTCGGCACGAAGGTTATTTTTTTGTTCGACATGGTTTAAGCCTCTGTGCTTGCATAGCTGTGACGGTAAAAAACATCGAATAACATCACTTGTTTTACGATGGGAATTTCGTGGTTTTTCTGCTCGGGTTCTTCATCGATGACCAGTTCGGTGTCGATGACATAACCCAGGCCGAATTTAGGCGCTGCCATCAGGGCGGCATAGACTTCGGCGCGGATCTGGTTGAATGTGGTGTCGGTGGTTTCGTCCGCTTTGGCACTGGACTCGATCATGACCCGCAGTATCCGATCGACTTTTGTGACGTTGTTGATGGTTGCTGAGTCCGGCCCCATTTTCACGATGAGGCCGGGTAAGCCTGCGAGCTGCTCGGCATATCCGCGCTGGACGTTGGCACCGGTGGTAGCCAGACCAGTTATAGCGGCGGTGATAGCGACCAGGATTGATTCGGCGCGATGCATTAGACGGCCTCGATATTAAATGAGGTTTTCAAAATGACCGGAAATTGTGCATAGCCCTGATGATATTCGGGTTGCGAGCGGTCAACGATTTCTAACGGCTTTAGATCCGCATTGAATTTTTTGCCGACCAGTTCTTTTAAAATAGGCAGCAAAAACGCACCGGCGCGGCTGGCAGTGGTGTTGACGCCATCGGTTTTAAAATGCTTAACCAGGACGGTTATTTGCCAGAACTGCGTTTCGGTCTGCACGCGCCCATCGGTGCCAGCGCTATACTGACCCGGCCCGGCGAATAAAATACAGGCGGGCAACAATGCTGACACATCGGCCAGGTTGGCAACGGCGGTTTCATCTTCGACGGTTAAATCTGTCAAAGCCAGATCCTTGATCGCCTGAATGATGAGCGGCTCGATTTCGAACTGTGATGTCAGGGCCATTAGCGACGGCCTCGGACATTGACTTCGAAATTGAATTCCTGGTCGAATGTTTTGTCGTAGCGGGCGGGTATAAATCGCTGCACGGCGGTGACTGTCGGCGTTACGCCCTGTAAATTCACTGCCTCTTCTTTGATGGGTAGACGTTTTTTTCCTACCCGTTTGAATATACCGATGTGGCCACTTTTTAATCGCGCGATGAACGCACGGTCAAAATAAAACTTGCCTGCGCGAGCGCCACGCTCGTCTTCGCGCTGTAACAGCTTGCCGACATAACTGGCCTTAACCGGGTTCGCACCGATCCAGACACTGCCGGACGTCTCGCGCCGTTTGGGGAAATCGTAGCGCAGGCGGGTTGCTTCGCGCTTGCCACTGCCTTTGGTAATTAATTTTAACGGGATACCGGTTTGAATCGCGACCGTTCGCCCGATAAACGAACCGCCCCACCTTAAAGTTTTGGTGATGGCGCGGCGTTGCGCTCGATTGATCTGCGCGGGCAGCACTCTTAATGATTTGCGATAACCCCGAAAGCCTTTAAGACTGTTTGGCTCGACACGGATCTGGATCGGCGCAGTCATTTAATAGCTCCGAACTTCCAGCCGGGTTCTGCCACCTTCCATGGGTTTGACTTTGAATATTGTCTTCGGCATGCCACCGTTTCGGGTAATCGTTGAATTGCCGTCTTCGGTGGGTTGATTAATTAATTCGGCCAGGCATGCAGTGCTCACTACCATGGCCGGGTCTAACTGTTCGAACTCAGCATTGCCGACCCTGGCATTGCTGTATGGGGCAGCGTAAACACCCTCCATCGTCACATCCGCACCATTGACCGTGAGCGTGAAAGATTCGCCCATGTTGATCATGGTTGCGGCGTGCATGATGGAGGTGTTTAACATCATTGCTGGTTACTGTGCTGGGGCTTCCAGATTTGCGACTTTAGCCATTAGCTCGTCGATTTGATTTTGCTGCTCAGCATTGGCGGCCGTGCCTTTGGTGATGACTTCATTGAGACGATCAATTTCCTTTTGTTGCTCTTCGTTGACTTTTTCGGCGGCTTTGATAGAGGTACTAGCAGGAACTACTATTTCACCGATATCACCAGACCCGTCACTCAGCACGCCCTTTTTAACGTACTTTTCGACGTCGTCTTTTTTAATGCCGAGTTTCGCATGATCGACAACTGTACCAGGTGGGAATACTTCTGACTGCTTCCCTTCGCCTTTACCTACTTTCCAGGTTCCTAAAGTTTTAACCTTCATGATCTATCTCCTACAGCACTTGAGCTTTTGCGGACGCATTAGCTCGTGTCGGCACCGGCAATGGTGCAGATTGGGTTAAAATAATGTCGGCAGATGGGTCCCATTCCCTTTTATGCTTAGGGAAATAAGCCAACGCTTGTAAACCGGATTCAACATCGTTGATGGCACCGTGCGCGCGAACACCCTCGATAGCAGCACTACCCAGTAACACTTCGCCACTTGCCAACATTGGCTGCTCAACACCCGCATCGTCTTCAAACCATTCGACGTATGTCCAGATATTGAACCCATCGACAACCCCCATAAATGTCGCACCGATATCGACGGGACCACCCATCATGATGACGCTATCCTTGACGTTGCGGGTATCGAGTCGTTTCTCTACGTCAGCATGGCTACGAAATGCTTTCCACCCATCGATTTCCAGAAAAACATCCACAATCGGCGCGCCACTTTTCTGCAACATCAGCAACGACCAATCCTGCAAATCATCCAAAGGTTTTGATAACGGATCATTCCAAAGATCAGTACCCGCCAAAGTGATCGTTAGAGCCGCATCACGCTGAAAATCAACCACACTGGTTTGATAATCATCACCCGACACAGTCACCGATCCATTCAAAATGGATTGCACCGCCATCCATTCCATACGTCGATCTATTTGCTCGACGTGATCCATTAATGTCGAACTAATTCTGCCAAGCTGTCGATCAGCAGCACTCATAGCCCCACCAATCTGCTCACCTACTGCACGCTTTAGCGCACCCGATGCTGCCAAGGGCGTTTTCGGTTTGAGATAAGCGGGCTTAAATGTATTGGTAGTTTTACCCAGCTCTTGAACGATCTTTCCCGCAACAAGCGGCGAGACAAATGGTGCGAGTCGGCGCTTTTTGTTGATCAAGTCGAAATGAATTTCTTCGGTCTCTTGCAACTGTTCCTGTCGAAAATATCGATCCAGAAAGAATGTTGAGGGACGGATTAAATTCGCTATTACTTTAACTAAAAAGCCTGTTGTATAAACACTCATTATTTTTTACTCCTTAAGCTGAAAGACTTGGGATGAGAACAATACCTTTCACCCTCAAGCCTTCGCGGATGGTATCCGCTGTGTGAGCGGTACCGATGGTCAGTGCATTTTCGTCAAAGTCGCCACGGCTGTAGGCAATCGTGGTGACGTCGCCACCGGAGGCATTGGTGTCTTCCGCCAGGATCAAATCCGGCGTTTGCGACCCATCAGCCGCTGCCGATAAACTTTGAATGTATTTGCCGCTGGCGGTAATCTTTCCGAGAACAGTGCCTCGAACCAGGTTCTGTCCACTCAGCAAAGTGATTGACTCTGATTTAAGCAGTGCATGATTTCCGGCGACCAGCCGATCCGGCGAATACGCTTCTGTTGCTGATGATGCTCGCATGACTATTTACCTCCTACGGCTTTTAAGGGATTTACCAGGCTTGCAGCGTGAGCAGCCTTAGCGTCTTCGCCCATAACATCCTCATCACCCACAACAGCGGCGACATCAGGATTGTTTTGTACTGCTTTCCGCGCAAAAAACGTGCTTTCGAGCTTGGCCGGTTCAGGCATCGCCCCCAGCACACCAGTGGCTTGCTCTAGCGACAAACCTGTTTTGATGGCGTTGGACGCTTGCGCAAAATTCGCAGCGGCCTTTTCGTGACCCAGGATGCCTTCGCAACGCGCGCGCTCCTGGTTGATACCTTCGTCGATGCCCTCGGAACGAGCAGCATCGAGGTCGGCCGGTGTGATGACTTTGTCATCTGGCTTTTTGTCTTTATCAGACATAGTGACTTCCTCAGTGGTGTTTCGAGCTTCGGCCCGAGTGGTTGAACTTGAAGACCGATTTAATTCGCTCTCCAGCATGTCAACAGCTTCGCCGAATGATTCGACAACGCCATCGATTAGGTTGGCCGCGAGTGCATCGCGTGCCATGAATATTTGTGCTTCGGTGTTGCGCACGGCTTGTTCTTCCAGTCCGCGCGCATTGGTAACCTGGCTGACAAAAATGCCGTAGGTTTGATCGACCATGCCTTTGTATGTGTTGTAGGCTTGCTCGGACAAGGGGGCGTGTGAGCTGCCATCGACTTTGTGCGCCCCGGCAAAGACAGGGGTATATGCCCTGCCCGCTTTTTTGTTTGCGGCGGATCGGTCGAGGTGCATCATGACGACGCCAATGCTGCCGATGGTTGCGGTCTCTGGTGCTAAAATTCGCCCGGTTGATGCACCGATGGCATAGGCGGCGCTGGTCATGCTTTCGTAAGCAATCGACCAGATGGGTTTGTCGGCATTAATCGCCTGAATTTGTCGAGTTAACTCAAAAAGTCCAGACACCGACCCACCAGGTGAGTCGACATCGAGCAAGATTCCACGGACGTCGTTGTCATCCGCAGCAGCCGCGAGGAGACGGCTGATTCTCTGGTAGCTGGTTAATCCGGATAATGCATCGAGACCAAAGGAGCGATGCACCATTGAGCCATTGACACCAATGACAGCAATGCCGGTTTCGGTCATCTGGTATGGCTTGCGCTCGCCTCGGGTCTGGAAACTGCCCAGGGCGTCAATCGCAGGCGGCTGGCCGAGTGCATAGCCTTGCAAAACATGATGTATGACATCGGCTTTTGCCGGGTCGATGAGTAGCGGCACGTTGTAGAGCAGCTGCGATAATTGCGGATAGACAGATTGCGCAGAATTCACCCCTTCATCCCATCCATTAATCTCAGATAGATCAGTCATTGTTTTTGTCTTCCTCGGTTTCTTGAGAAACGGTTTTTTCGCCTGGGATCGCTTCTTCGGGTTCGTCTTCTTCGACGTTGGCGGCGGGAGATGCAACAGCATCTTCAACCATTAACTCGACACCTAATTCGATGGCGCGCTCTTTTTCGTAAGCGCGCTGTTCGAGCACGTCTTCCCAATCCAGTCCTTGCTCTGCACATTCGTTTTCGAGTGTCGAAAGATTGTTTTGCATTCGGATTTTGCTGGCGTTGGCTTCTTTAACCGGGTCAACCCAGCCACGGCCCTGCATGATCCAGCGGCAACGGGTATAGGCAAATCGGTTCTCGTAAAAGTCTGGCGCTTCGACGCGACCGTGGGCGATGGCTTCTTCGAGCCAGATTTCATACACGCAGGTTAGCCAGTAGTCAGACAACCAACGCCGACGACCATAAAAATATCGCCAGGCTTCGAGCAATGCGGCGCGAGCGCTGGAGTAGTTGGTTTGTGAGAAGTCTTTGAGCAGCAGCTCATAAGGAATATTGAAACCCACGGCGGTTTTGCGCAGCAGGGTCATCATGAATTGCTCGAACGCGGCATTGTTGCGGCCCGAGCTCATCAGGTGCATGCGCGTGCCGACCGGGGCTTTGAGGATTGCGCCGCTTTTTAGCTGTGAGCGAAAACCATTGATACGCTCGTCGAATTTAGCGGCCCCACCTTCGCCCAAAATCGCACCCATGGTTTCGGGGTCGAGATCGGACTCCAACACACCTGCAATCAAGCTGCTGGCGATGGCGGTTTGCAGTTCGGTGTTGGCATATTTGCCGGTCATCTTTAGTTCGCGGATGACTGATGCGATCAGCGGTTTTGCGCGGCTTTGGCCGACGCGTTCTTTATCCGCCAGGTGGATGACTTTGCGGGTGCCGACTTCGTCGAAGGCATCGACGCTTGTCCACTGGTCTGGCGCTGACATGCGCAATGTCCAGCGGTCGCCGGGGTGGCTTTTCATAAACCAGTATTTCAGCGGTTCGCCGTGCAAATCACTCTGGATGCCACCGTTCAGGTTTTTGCGCATTTCCATGCCAACCGGCGTGGCCAGACGATCCGCTTCGACCAGTTGAAATCGCGTGCCCCACCGACTGCCAGGGCGAGGCTTCCAGATCGGCAAAGCGACGGCATCGCCGTTTTGGATAGAGCCGTCAAGCATCTGCAAGGTCAAACCCAGCAATGTCGAACTGCGTGCGGCATCGCATTCGGTACTGTCGGCATAACTACGGAATTGGGCTTCGGTGTTTTTTGCCCATTCGCGCTGCCATTCGACAGTTTTGCCGAGCAAGCGATAATCGGGCTTGGCGCTCAAACGCAGGGTCGCGCCGACGATGTTGTCTTTAAGTGTTTGCTTGCCACCCGTAGCGACGCCGTCGTTGCGGAAAATATCCCGCGAGCGACCGACCATGATTTCTTGCTCGTCTTCTAGCTCGGCATTGGCGGAGGTTGCCGATGGTGCCCAATTAAACATGGCGCGATCATCGAGCGAAGCGGCGTCATAAGCAGCGGCGTTCATGCTGGGCAGCTGCTCAATGGCTTCGAGGTCGGAATATTGGGCTTGCGTATCCATCAGCCGAGGTACGTTGGCGCATAAGCCGACGCTCCACTGAGTTTGCCCGCTGTTTGCGAGGCGCGAGATTCCCAGCCTTTGCGAAGGTTGACGATGGTGTCGAGATTGTGGTGTGTGATCTTTTGCCCTTCGACTTCGACCGATTGGCCCAGGGCGACTGCGTTTTCTATATGCAGATAATATTCAACCCATTGCGCGGCTGTGCGGTTTTGCGGATCGGGTAAATAGCTTGTGTCGAATTTCATGGCGCTATTTATGACGTAAAGCGAGTTGCATTTTTAGGGAAGAAATGCGACAAGGTGGGTTTGTAGGACAAAACCGACATGTATTCAGGATTAAGCTGATATTATTTTTTGATGAGTTTTGAGATATTGAACTTGCCCAAGCCATGGATGGCTCGAAAACTCAGATGCTTCCAACTTCCTTGTCTGAGGGCACTACACCCCTGCAGTTCCGACAGAACGCAGGGGTATATTTAATACTGCTTAATCGATATTCCCCTGCACTATCTCAGCATCAAAGAACCAGCTTTCGTCATTTCCGTTGTCATCGACTTTAACTTCGATTTTTGCGCGTGCTGGTTCTAGCCCAGATAGTTCGCTGCCATCGACTATTAACGACAATAAAGATGTTGACCAATCTGCGCCCTGGTCGGCACTCAATAAAGGAAACGGCCCTGCAAGCAACTTAGTCCTGTCACGACTAACAATCACCGCTAGCACCGTTGACGCGACGGGAATATTAAATGTCGCACCCTGTCGCTGGATCTGCAACAGTTCCGCCAGGTCATTACCTGAGACAATTTCAATTTGATTAAGCATTATTTGCTACCCTCGTGTTTTTAGAGTTGTTGCTTATTGCGATACTAGAAGAGTTGTTGCTGATTGCGATACTGGAAGAGTTGTTGGCCACAACCGGCGCACCGAAGATATTAGGAGTTTCCTGGGTTTGTATACTTGCGTTTATCACATCCCCCGCCTCAAGCTGATCAGCAGTGATATTAACAACCACATCAAATACAGCGCTTTGCGTTTCTACCGCCTCAATCTGGTTAGCTGATAGCTGAACAATAGTTTCGATTGTCGCTGTCTGAACATCACCAGCTTCGGCCTGGTTTGCTGATATCGATGCGGTTTGAGTGGTTAACAATGACGCCGCTTGACTGTCACCCTGCTCTGTTTGATTGGCTTGTAGTGTGACTAAAACAGATAAACTGCCAGTGGTCGCATCACTCTGCTCGCCCTGGTTAGCCGTGACGTTAACCGGCACCTGTATATTCGATACCTGACTGTCGCCCGCTTCGGTTTGGTTAGCGGTTACCGCGCTCGTAACGACGCCAACAATACTCGCGGTTTGTGCGTCGCCTTCCTCAACCTGGTTTGCACTGATGTTGACTACGGCCTGAATATTCGATATTTGTGCATCACCGAGTTCAGCTTGTGCCGCTGATATTTGAACGGGCACCTGGATTACTGCGGTTTGGCTGTCGCCGGTTTCGGCTTGGTTAACTGTGACTGTGTTCCCTGATGGCGCTGCTTCTTCAAATGCCAATACAACACCAGCCCATCGTCGGCTCGTGCTAAAAGTTGCAGCAAAGCTAGTCGCCCCTGCACTAGCGACAGGCACTGTGCCGACGCCTAGCGCTGAACCGGCAGCACTAACATCTGCTCGTGGTGTACCGCCCGTATAAGTGAAAGTTGTACCAGACGTTCCCTGGTTAATGGCACCGACCAACCAGGCATTATCCGTAAGCGTCGTGACTGATATTGAACCGCTAGAAACATTTGACGTATTGGCATTCGCGGCAGTCGCTTCAGGGGCTTGATCCTTAACACCTTCCAGGCTCATGCAAGCCAATAATTGATCAGTGTTACCAAAATCCCAGGTTGCAATTACATTATAGCTACCCGCCCCCGGCAAAGACGATTCGCCCAAATACGCAGAACAAGCTTGCTGGAAAACAGTACTCGTACCACTGCTATCGATACTCAGAACCATCGACGTGCCGTTATACGTCACCGATGATAGTGTTGCTAACGTTTGCCCCCCCGACGATTCCGCTCCTGCGAGCGCGACAGCCATGCGGTCGCTGCCACCGCTTATAGTGTGAGATAGTGTTGCGTGGGTTGTGCTGACTGTATCTGTGTTCGATGCAATCGCGTCGAAGGAAATAGCCATGCGTTTAGGTGTTACAGATCAGGGTTTGCGATGACTGCTTGCAAGGCCACACAAGAAGCTCTTAAGGCATCGGATTCAGGGCTTCCAATATTAGAATTAATCTGCCCAGTGGTATCATTGGCTGTCACTATCTGGCCCTGCGCTGCGACCACAACCAGCAAATCACTCATGGCGCCCAGCATCGTACTACTTGCAGCATTCGCAGACGCTATTTCCGCACCAATATCCGCAATGCTATATTGAACGGCAATTTCAGCTCTGACATCAGCATTCCCTGCACCGGCAATACTCGCCGCGAGATTCGTGCGGACTTGAACAGCAGCGTTAAGCTTAAAGTTTACATCTAAACCTGTTAAGGACCCGCTATCTATCATCGTGATTATTTGATCACTGATAAGCCAATACTCTCGCAAATACAAAACTGCTTGAGACACCCGATTTATCAGTAGCTTTCTTGGATCGCTAGGTAGGCTCATTATTTTTCCTCACACAATAAAAGTATTGCTATGCCTGACTGTTCGATTATTCGACAATCAAGCCTGGTACGTTTGGGATTGCAGTTCCTAACATCGGACACCCTGTCGGAGACACTTGAAAGATCACATTAACAGGCGCACTTTCTAAGCCGCCACTGTTTACCGCAGCCCAGCTTGCTGTATAAGCCATTAAAGGGTCAGCACCTGGAACCGCTCTAATATGCACGTTTGAAGTCGCGGGGAAGGAAGCAGTATCCACAACAACCCCATTAGCATCACTAACGGTGAGACTGTAAGACGTCAAATCTATTAACGCTGAACCGTCCGTGTTCGCAGTCGGAGCTGTTACCGTGTAGGTGCAATCAGCAAATACGGCAGATGAAAATAGAAAAAGAAATAGAAAATATTTAATCATGATCATACCCCATCATCATAAGCTGCAGTATTAACCCAGTTACCGGACATCTGCACAGTCTGGCCAGCAACTACGGACGTATTATCGATAGTCACACCATCGGTTCCACCGACATCGGCGATACCAGATTCGAGCCATACCGACGCCGACGTCAGTAACTCATAGTGCGCCACCGTCCCGGTTGCATCGGCACTGGCATCCGCTGTGATTGCATTGGACGTGAGCACACCAGCGACTGCGGCGGCGGCCCATGCTGTAGCGTTACCGGTTAGTAAAGCGAGCAACACACCCGCGCCACCAACACCATCCGGGGCCAGTGTACGGAGTTCAATCCGAGCACTCGTACCGCGTTGAGTCGTGAGCGCAGCCATTAACGCATTGCGCTTTGCATTAGAGCGGAAAATAGTCATGCCACACCCCCGGTTTGAATTTCAGCAATTCGAGCGTGCATATCCTTTGCTGCCTGTTTGATCGCAGCATTGGCCTGCGATAGATGCGCTTGAAGCTCACCTTTTTTCTGGTGATATAAATTAATATCTCCGCCAGCCATGGCCGCATCGGCTTGTGTGTTGATATCGGTTGCGAGCTTGTTCGCGGCGTTGATCATGCGGCACACCGGCTTGCGTTCCTCGACGTGGTCGCGGGAGTATTTTTCACGCACTGAGTAGAGCCACTCATAACACGCCGATATACCTTCTGGGTCGTGAACGTCACCGTTGGTCGGTATCTCGGTGGCATACTCTTCGAGAAGCTTTCGGGTTTCGTCGCCGGGGTCATTCGCCCAGATACGCACTACCCAGGTATCTTCATTCGCGTATAGAATCGGGCTGCCGATCGATAGCCGGAAATCCCACACCTCCAGAGTTTCTTTACCCGTAAAATCTTTTGCTTTTTTCATTTCTGCCCCGAGTTAGTTAATTAAGTTTTTTGCCGCAATATTTTTAACTGTTGCCGCTTAAACCATATATTGATTGCGGTGCCTGTCACGAAGCTTAGAACGCCGATGACAATACCAACCACGACGCCCCATTCGCTTAGCGATAGCCCGGATATCGCAGCAAATACACCAGAACTGACTGTGACTTTATGCGCGGCATTAGTAGCGGTTTCAGCAATGTGGTGTGTCATTAGTCGGCTTTTGAGAAATCGAGGTAATACTCTTCGCCGACTTCGAACTGTCCAACCAAAGATGGATTGCTAACCAGCATTGTTAAATCAGCCGAAGGTGTATAAGTGGCAAAAGTGTTGTTCTCATCCAGTCCGCCTTCGGGGTATCCATCGGATTTGCTCACAGCACCAAAGTGCAATGTCTGACTAGATTCGGAATGACTTTCAACTTGAGCGACTTTCATTTTGGCGCGCATCTTAGGCATTTCTAATATTCCAATATTTTGATTGGCGTATTTATGCCGCAAAGCGAGTTGCATTTTTAGGGAAGAAATGCGACAAGGTTCAGCCATCCGTTTCCCAAGAAACCCCGTAGCCTTTTAAAATCCGATAAACAGTAGTGACATGCATGCCTTCTCGATGCGCTATTTCTTTCACTGGTTCGCCACTGCTATAAGCGACAAATATGAAACTATCCCTCGCGCTTTTGTCTTCTGTAGGCACATACCAGCTATCGCCACCACATCGCCGTCTTATACCTGACTCGACTGCCATGGCTAAATCGACCGAGACATTTGCCGTTACGCCAAGACGCCTCGCGGCTGCCACCATTTCGTCATGCAGGGTTTCTAACAAATCTAAGTTTTGTTCTTCTGCTATAGCCATGGGTCACTCGATTCTATGTTGTCGTGCGTGCCTGTGGCGGCACTGGGTTGGGGTTTGGTTTGTTGCTGCGCGGGTATCTGTGGGGTAAACAGGTCTTCTTGTTTTAGTTGATGTTCGATGTCATCCCATTGCCCAGGGGTGAGTAAGTGGATTTTTTCATGTCGCGATGCATGCAGTGCGTAAACTTCGCAATCGAGCGCTTCATTGCGCGCACCTGATTTTTTCTGCCATATTTTACGCCCTCTGAACCGCCTCGAAGGGGCTTTGACTTCTGCTGTAATTTGGTCGAAGTAGTCTTTGCGCACATCTTTATAAAAATGCATCCTGCCTGGCCCGGCACCCTCTAGCTGTAGGCGGCTGCTGAGCAGGTCTTTGGCTTTGTTGGTGCCGACCATGAATATACGTAAGCCGTATTTACTTGCTTTTGTTGGAGTACGATGATCGACAGCCCGACCGGTGGGTGTGAATATTTCTTTTTCGCCGCGTTCGTCACTAGCGCCTTTTACCGGTATTATTTTGGTCCGGTTATATTTTTTCTTCATTGCGCGAATCCATGCATAGACCTGGTCGGACGTTCCGCCGTCTGATGTATCCATTGATGCCGCGCTGGGATGGATCTGGTAACCATCGGCGCTATTAACCGGGGTTTTGAAAATGAGCCGTTCGAGTTCGTCCCAAACCGGGTCTTGCTTGTCGGTGATAATCCCGAATATCTCACCCCAATAGATAAGCCAGCTTTCGTCGCCCCTGCCCCATGCTCTGATGATAATTGCAAACCGATCGTGCTGAACGTCAATACCAATTGTAATTTTGAGCGCGCCGGTAGGTGCTTCCATTTCTCGATAAATTTCGGCTTTTTTCTCCAGGGCTTCTGAGTCGAGGTTGTTATTTTCGTACTCGTAGGGTTTGCCTTCGCTGGTGTTGACCCAGGTGATGTAATCGGTGTCGTCGCCTTGTTTAAATTTATGCCGGGCTTCGAGGTATCGCTTGAGCAGGTTGGACATGCGACTGGCGCGAAATGGCACGTATAGCTCGCTGACATATCCAAAACCAGCGGTGCCATGGAATTCGGCGTGGGCGATCCAACCAGCACCTTCTGTGGTTTCGGCAGCCTGGACGTTGGCGAATTTTTGTTTGTCGTCCCAGATTGACCCGCACTTTGGACAAACATAGACGGCGGTGTCCAGGCGCGCTCGGCCATAGATCTCGTGATTGATATCTGCGTCTTCCTGCCATTTAACGTTGACCCAATCAAGCACATGACTTTCGCCGCAATCATGACATGGGACATAGTATTTGCGCTGGTCGGAGGCTTTGTAGGCGTCTTCGATGGCGCTCAGGTCTTTGACAGTGGGCGTGCCACCGTAGATGATTTTGCGATATTCGAAAGTTTTGGAACGATCAATCAGTAGTTTGATTGAGTCACCCTGCCCTTTGATATTTGTATTCGCGTCGTCAGGTTCTTCGACGTAAATTACCGGGGCACTGGTTGATTTTACTAACCCGGTCGAGTTTGACCCGCCGAGCTTTAAAAAACCACCTACGAATTTTTTATAGAGCTTTTTGACACCTGCTTTGCGCGTGGTCTCCATGTCGATCAAGCCTTTCATACGGGGCGTTGCTCTAACTGCCGGGCCTAGCTTTTCTTCGACAAAGTCTTCTGCACTTTCACGCTTTGCAAACATGGCTATCATGCCGCTTGGCTCGTTGTCGATTCGGTACATCATGTCGTTGACGACGACACCATCGGTATAAGCGGTTTGACTGGCTTTCATGTTGACGACCATTTCGGCTTCCGGGTCATCACAAGCAGCCTGGATGCCACGAACCCACGGTGTCCGCATCGACCTATATTCGCCAGGCTCGGCGGATGACTCACTCGACAACCTGCGATATTTATCAGCCCATTGTGTGCGGCTGATATCGGCGGGTGGTTGCCAGTTAGTCCACGCTCGACGCAGCGCCTTCGTCCAGTTCTGGCTGACATTCAGCAAGTCTGGCAAGGGCTGTGTCGATATGTCGTGTAATGCACTTGATGTCAATTTCGACTCCATGGGTTTCGAGGATTGATTCTTTGATTTTTCGGGCTGATTGGCGAAGCGATGTTTTGGCCGACACGATTGATGCTTCGAGTGCGGTCTCAAAGCCTGCAACATCAACCAGTCGGCCTGAGGTGACAGCAAGTTCAAGTTCGATCTTGTCTGCCTGGGCGCGTGTCAGTCTTAGACGCTCAGCGCTTTCGGATTTGGTTTTGCGGGCGTTCAAGCTTTTCAAATAGCGGATGTAGCCCTGCACACTCGGCCAGAGTAAATATTCACCGTGCGCTGCTTTGGGTATCTCTCCATTTTTTGCCAGATTTTGTACCGTTTTAGGATCGCACTCAAATAAAGCAGCGAGGCTCTGAACATCGACCGTCTGACCATCAGCCATTAATTTCCCCGCATACTTCCAGTTCCTTTTTACCTTTTAAGAATTCTTTAATTTCATTCATCCAGGCGCAGGTGAACTCGAACAAACCTTCGTCATTGTCGATGACGTATTGCTCGACCCGGCTGTTGTTCGACATATTTCCACTACCTTCGATGGTGTAATGATTGCCTTGTTCAGTCGAGCAGCTGAGCAACTTCGCATGTGACGAGCAGTAAAATAATTTGATTTTTTCGTGCGACATAAACAGGTCTTTCATGACCCGCTCTTTTTCTCGATGCGCTCCGTTGCGCAGGTTCGAGATTAGTATTTCGGCACCTTTAATTTTGCCCGCATCGATCAACTCAACCAGTTTCTCAGCAGCCTGAAAATTGATTGAGTAGACCACCATGCGCAGGTCAACAATCGTTTCGTTGTTCGCAACAAATTCGACAAATTGAATCGCGTTGAAAGATCGGCGGGTCACCAGACGAAACTGATGACCAACATCGGGCAGACCTATTTGCGCCATGTCGGCGATCAGCGCGTAATGTTTTCGGCAAAATTTTTGATACATGCGATCTGCCATCGATTCGAGTCCGCTGTCCATTGTCTTTTCCGATACTGTTTCGAAATTAAAATCGATATCACGCGTATTGTCGGCAACGGGTTCGGTATCCAAAAACGCTCGAAGGCTATTAACGTCTATATCCATACCAACCTCATGAAACGAAACGCATCAGAGAATCCTAAATCTACAGAAAACCCGCGAGCTTCGTACCCGTGTACGGTGAAGGGGCTGGAAGTACCTTTTTTTGTGGGGAGTGACATCAATGCTCACCTGGTGCTGATAGATGGTTGCGCAGTGCTGCGAAGGCATCGTCTGGGATGACTGCGACCGGTGCAACGTTTGGCAGCACTGCATCGTCGATGACTCTGGCGCAACGATCCAACCACACTGACACCTGCTCGCCAGGTATCGGTTTAATCCTACTGTCGGCAATGGAGCGCATAGCTTGATGTAACCGAATGGTTTTGATGTTGGCTATGATCTTGCGCGTGGTGGCCGTCCACTCACGGCCTGGTGCCTCCGAGTGATACTCGCACACACCCCAACGCGGCAGGCGAGGGTCACGCTTCTTCTCGGGTTCGTACCAATGAGTGACCACGGTCGCGGCTAATGGGCAACCATTGGCTTTGCATGATGAGTGGAATGTCTTGTCAATGTCAGTCATCGGTTTGACGGTCTCTCTCTGCGACGGCTCGGTGCAATCGTTGCCGATAGGATTCGTAGTCTTCACCGGGTCGCGGTTTTGGATATCCATACTGATCAGCCCAGGTGACCAGCTGATTGTTATTCGTCGGAACCTGGTTACTAGACCCAGGCGCATGATGCCTATCCTCCTGCCTGATTGGATCAATCGCATCGTTCCATCGAGCGCCTTTGAGATAATTCAACGGGTCAGGTGAATAGCCAGCTTTCCATTTTCGATCTGATTTTTTGCGATGCTGAATATCAGCAATGATCATGTCGATTTGTTCGTCAAGATTTAGCTGTTTGTTCAACTCAGTCCATTCTTCACGGATCTGTTTTGCTTTGACCTGCTGTGGATAAGTTTTTATAAAAAGATCACACGCACCCCCTTTTGTGTTTGGGTTTTGTATAGTGTCTTTTGAAGACCCACATTTTTTGTGGGTGGTGGCACCCACATTATTTGTGGGTGGTTCGCTACATTTTTTGCGGGTGGTAGCATCTTTTGCACCTGCATTTTTTGTGGGTAGTTTTGACGAATCACCGAAGACAGCACCCAGCTCATATTCGTTCTTTTTGCCTAGCTCACGGGTGACAATAATCAAGCCTTCACGCTCCAATTCGGACAGGATTTTTTGCACAGTGCGTTCGTCTTTTGTGCATAAAAACTGTTTGAATTGCGTGACTGGAATCGAGTCTTTTTGTTTATGCCAACCCCGTGTTTTACGGATGATGAAAATGATACAAGCGAACGCTTTGGCCGACACCCGTCCCGCAATATCATCAACGACAGAATTAGGCACTTGGAATGAATTGGGGTAGTAATCGCTCATCGACCAACCCTCAAAAAATCAATCACAACGCCACCCAGTTGCCACAAGATAAACGCCAAAGATGACAACAAAGCCAACAATGCCAGGGTCGTATTCCATCATCGCGGCACCTTGTCGAGCATCGCTTTGCCCTGCTCTTCCAACACCCTCGACAACGCGAGCAACTTTGGCCCCATAGCGGCGCAATCGCGGTGACACCAGACACCATCGACCAGACGTTCGGTAATTTCACTGACGGCTTGCGACAGCCTCGCAGCAGAAGCCAAAGCGTTGACTGAGTCAGCGCTCTCTACCCAATCGACGCCACCCATCCCGATAATCGCCAAAAGTTCGCTGGCGAAATCAGTCCCGAAAAACAAACAAAGCTTAAATATCTTATCCACCTGCGGCATGTTGTTGCCTTCCGCGTAGGTTTTTAAGGTCTTCACCAAAATACCTGTGCCATCTTGCAAATCGCTATAAGAAACCTTGTCCTTGCCGACACCAACCCGTCTAATAAAAGCCAGGCGAAACGCCGCCACCGTGACATCGTGTGTAATTGAATCAGGGTCGATCATCGGAACACTCCAATAGCTGAGTTGGGAAAAGTAGGGTTATTAATGGGAAATTGACCATTTTATTAATGGGCTTATGCGGTTAGTTTTAGGGGATGAGTATTGCTATCCCCACCGTCAATAATTTCAGGCAAACAATTGCCAAAGCGTTTCAGCGACATGCGCCACAAACGCCAGGCTTGCAATGGCGGGATAAAATCACGATTACTCGACACCCATTCGTTTACCGACGACTTGCCAACACTGAGAATTCGACTCAATTTGGCCTGTGAACCGGCAAAAGCAATGGCCTCAGAAACTGGAATAAGGGGATCAATATTATGCATAGCCCGAAAGTTAGGACTAACGAACTTAAAAGTCAACCCTTACGAACCTTTTATATGCAAAATGTAAGGATGGCCGTACTGTCTGAACGATTGAAAATAGCAATGTCTGAAACTTCCCCGCCGATGAGAGGCGCGGATTTGTGCAGAGCAATAAAAATATCAAAAGCAACGATGTCAGATTGGCTATCAGGCAAGACCAAATACATCAGAGGCGAAAACCTGGTCAAAGCAGCAAAAGCGCTTAACGTAACGCCGGAATGGCTCGCTAATGGCACACTACCCATGCGCCCCAACTATCAAAAAACTCTACCCTATGCCGTTTACCAGGTTTCAGAAAACAAAGACCCAGTCCACATCGAGACAAAATCAATCCCCGCCGAAGCATTCCTTCGAGTACGTCACATTATTGACAACGGCATAGGCGCGGAACGCTTCAATAACTGGACAGAAGAAGAACAAAAGCATATCGTCAACTTGTTACAAACAATATTGCTCGATAAGGAATCGAAAGACCTTAGCGACGACTTTATTTTAAAAATGGTGCATTTAAATGAACAAGGATGAAAAACTCATACAACTTCTGCAAGACACAGTCAAAACAGCGGTAGAAAAACAACAAAAGCCAGTCTCAAAGCCCTTTATACCAACCTACCAAATCATAGTGCTAACCATAAGCGCACTGATATTGGGCCCCATGACGATACTTTACAACCTGGACAACCGAGCGCTTAGATCACAAATCACCGAATTAAAAACTAACACCAACGAGCAGCAATTATTACCCAGCACACCACGGTTTAACTTTGCCGAATACCAAATCATAGGCGCGACCACTAGAGTCAATCAAAGCATTGGCGAACTACCGCCATTCGACTGCCAGGGACTTTATAACGATGTGGATGGCTTCGAGATCTGCTCGTTCGGGATTTAGTTTTCTGACAAGGACGCATAAATGAACAAAACCCTGACCAGCCTGCTTCTCTTAGGCAGCCTAATTTCAGCATCAGCCAACGCCGAAGGGTTCAAAGTAGATGCTTCATACATGGACACCATCAAACACTTTGATATCCTCACTATTGGCAGTCTGGCCGTAGGTGAGACCGGTTTGCTATCAAAATATGACCTTGGTACCTGCGTCGATAAACGCAACCTGATGATAGCCTCTTCCGCTATACTCGAGAATTCACCAGATGATTACTTGGTGATTTACAACGTCACCAGAAAGCCCGGCGATAAAATCACTATTACACTATCCGATAAAGGCAAAAAGCCAAAGATTAAAGACGTGCAAGATGCAATTACGTGGGTATCGCGATCATCACTATGTGACGACTACAAAAAATTGGGCGTCCCACTCTTATCGGTCGATGAATTCCTTGGCGCTAAATCATTAAAGCAACTTCTGTCCAACCAAAACACAAACCCGGTAAAAACCAAAACCCCAAAAACAGCAAACACCGACTTATCAAAAAATTTAGGGCTGCTTAACGAATGGATTACCCGCGAATCAAAATCCCCGATAGACGACAGCCCTAGAGTCTTCATGACATTAAAAGCAGAATACACTAAGCAGGAACTCACACTGCGTTGCCAGGAGAACAAAACAGAGGCTTATGTCGTCGCCAATGAATATTTGGGCAGCAAAAGAAATACAGCCACAGTTCGCTACGGCAACAACAAAGCGAAGGATGAAAAATTCTCTGTTTCAACAGATAAAAAGGCCCTTTTTTTCAGCAAAGCCATTCCCACTATAAAAACAATGATGAAGCACGAAAGCATGATATTCCGTTACACGGTTTATGATGGTAGTAGCCGTACCGTCACTTTTTTACTAGGCGATTTAAAAAATCAAATTCAACCGTTAAGGGCGGCTTGCAATTGGTGAGTAGATACCAATCCTGAATAGCAGACGTTGAGATTTGCTTTGGTTAAGCCCGTTTTCGGCACTGAGCAGACGTTGATATGGCTACTCTTACGTGAGAATATCATGCGGAAATCTTGCTACATAAGTCAATATTGTGTGTGGTAAATAACATGTGTTAGCGCGTTGGAGTAGACGAATGGAATTGAGTGAAGTCATAAATCAAGTACTAGCCATCGCCGGCGGAACGTCTGTTGTTATAGTTTCTTTGGCTGCATTCCTCGGAAAACTCTGGATTGCTAGAGTGCTGGGCAGAGAGAAATTAAAGCACGATATGAAACTCCAAGGCATCCAGGCGCAATTGGATGCAACTAACCAAAATCTTAAGGCCGAATTGGATAAGGGTCTTCACATCCACAAAGTCCAATTCGATAAAGAATTTGAAATTTATGAGGAGCTTTGGTCAAAGCTAATTGAGCTCCGAAAAGCGGCACTTTCTTTAAGACCTGAGTTAGATTATATAAATCCAAGCGAATCAGATGAAGAACGAAAAATAAAGCGATTAAAGAGGTTTGTAGATTCGATAAATGAGTTTACCGATCTGACAGACAAAAATCGTCCGTTCTATTCAGAAATCGTTTTCGAGAGCATGAACAAACTCTGGAAACTGGCCCATTCAGAATCAGTTTGGTATAAGCGTCAAGATCCTTATTCCAATGAATATTGGGAAACTGCACAAAAAAACCGAGACGAAATTCTTTCCGAAATTGAAAAATGCTGCGAAATCATACGACAGCGAATCGGATCGATAAGAGTATCAGGCTAAAACAGGGCCATTAGCGAATGACTATAAAGTGCACAAAGCCGCTATTCGAACAGATTTTGCGAACGGCTCAAAACGGCACATTGCGGACGTTGGCATATTAGACATTGAGCAAGAAGATCATGAGAAAAAGTTGTAACATAAGTTAATATTCGTGTTTATCATATAATCAAGTTGTTAGTTGCTAAGGAATTTCAGTGCCAACCGTCATAGATGCTTCTGGAAAAAAACTAGATTCAGAATGTAACCTTAAAGAAATATCTGGCTACGCTGGGTTAGTTCTTGAGTCTATGGGAGGTGGAAGAAATAAGAAATATAACGAAGCTTTTGAACTTGTCCTACAAAGACTAATCGAGTTTGGTGTCCCGTTTATCCAAGTTTTTGTTGTTTCAACAAACCTAACGAAATTTTATCCTGATATAGAAAATAGGGCCTTATCAGTTAATGGTGATAGGTATATAAAAATTGGACTGGAAACAGTAAGAGAAACACGATTAGCCATTGGTCGAGAACAATTAAATCTAAAAGAAGATCAAAGTAAAATTGGTGGAAACGCAACGAAGAGAATACTCATTCACAATGAAAATATAAGCTTTGACCTTTGGCGAGATATTTATCAAGGAAAAATCGACAGTAAAGGTTTTCACGATTTAGTTAGTGAACCGACAAGTAACTACTTCGTATTAGAGAAAAAAGTAAACTCATTAATTAAAACAGAAATAAGTAAGCCTAGAGGGTATTACGAGCCGAATAAGAAAATGCAACAGGTGCTGGCTTATGAAAGAGACCCACAGGTAAAGGCTTGGGTATTAAAACAATCAAATGGTGTGTGTGAGGCTTGTGATTTGCCAGCACCGTTCATAAAGTCAAATGGCGAACCATACTTAGAAGTTCATCACGTTTTACCTTTAGCAGAAGGTGGTAGCGACACAGTAAATAATACAGTTTCTGTTTGCCCAAACTGTCACAGGATGCTTCACTATAGTCACGATAAAATAACATTACGGAAAGTTGTTGTTGCAAAGATTACAAGGCTTACTAATGAAAAAAGCAACTAACAAGGTGTTCAATGCGATGGCTTTCAGCCGCGCGTTAATGACCGGTAAGGGCACTAACCGGCTATTCAGAAATTTGATTTGAAGGTCGGCAAACGGCACATTGCGGTCATTGAGTAAACTATCCTTTCGTGAGAATATTTTGCGAAAATCTTGTAACATAAGTCAATATTTTTGCGTGCCATATAAGTCAGTATTCATGTGTGTCGCATAATCAAGCTGCCAATAGCAATCTAAGGTTGAAGTTTTATTTATGGAAGCTATATTCAAATTTATCTATGAGTTTCAGAATGAGAATTTATACGCTCTGCTAAACTCACAATTTTTTTCTACTATCTTGGGAGCCTTAGGAGGAGCATTCGCAGGCGCGTTTGCCGCACACAAAATTGCTTTAAATACAAAGAAAAGAGAAGAAATAGAAAAAGAAATTAGGGCTGTAAATGTAGCGATTTCATCAGCTTTTCTTATTTGTAACTCAATACTTAGCTTAAAGAATCAGCATTTAGAACAACTTTACAAAGGTTATATGGGGGGTCGAAAGGTTTTTGAGAATGCTTTGAAGAGTACACCGGATGTGGCCCTACAATTCGATATGGACCTAAGGACTCTTGATATGCCTCACATTCCAATTGAGCTTCTTGAAATGAATGGCTATGAAAAAATAACTCTTAGAGGACGCCCTCTAGCACTCATTTCTACTCTTTCTACCTCGATTGATACAATGCGTTCTAGCCTAAATCGTCGAAACAAGGTCATAGAAAATTTCAAAAGCTTATTGCCAACTATTTCTCAAAAGGAAAAGCTTGATTACTACTTTGGTTTTCCGTTGACTGATGGAAGTGTAGATCAAGAATACCTGGATACTACGGAAGGTTTATATCAATATGCAGATGATGTGATTTTCTTCAGTTCATTACTTTGTGAAGATTTAAGAAAGCATGGAAATAAGCTTAGGAATATCTATAAAAAACTACACGGTAAGAAAATTGACAAAATTTCAGGTTTTCACTTTGACACGCCTCAGGCAAAAGCTATCTGGCCAAATCAAGATAATTATAAAGACTGGTTAAAGATGTTTTTTGAACAAGAAAAAAAGAAAAGTTGGTATGAACGTATTTTTGCTACTAAAAAGGAAAATCCACATGGATAGATTTAAGCTACTCCACGATATTACGCAGCTAAAAATTGCCAGTGGTTTTCGACGTTAAAGTCCGCAAAGGGCACTTAGCAGAAGCCCGTCCCTAATAATTGAATGTCCGCTTTGGACTAAACAAATTGATCTTTTCTTTCAGCTTATTCTTGAGTATAGGCGCCCTTATTGCGCCTACTTCCTACGAAACTCCCAAGGTGGGATAGCAGGCGCAGCCCAAAGCCCTATTGTCTTGGCCCTGGCCTCGTTCTCTGCGGAATCGTATAAAACCCTGTCTAACCTGGACTGATCTTTTTGGTAGTGCTTATAGTGCCAAGCATAGCCCTGTTTGACCTGTAGCAGATTGATATCCCGACCATCCATTATCAGCTTACCGATGATTCGGCTGTATCGATCGCGCTTACTGTATTCAACCTCAACATTCTTACTAGCCACTAAGCCAGATAGGTTTTGTTTAGATTTCTGACCGAATGCCTGCTTCTTCTCGGGTGCGTCGATCCCGCCTAGCCTAATTTTATGCTTTGTCTTTGTTTGATCGAGGACATGGACGGTATCCCCATCGGTAACTTTGACAACCCTACAAGGGCAATCTAAAAAGTCTGCACCCGCATTGAAAGGCTGCAAGCCGAAAAAGAGTAATAAAACGCATGATAGTCGCATTTGTAAAAACCAAATCAAAAGGGCAAATATAGTATTGCACAAACTACCGAAATCCCTATCCGTTTCTCAAGAAACCAAACCCTTCTTTTTGCCTTCATCCCACCCCCCCTATAAAAATAATTTCAAAAACATTTGACTTATTAGTTCGGTAGTCCTAATCTTTTCGCCATTCCGAACCGTGGATAATTAGACAGGCCGAACTTTATGAACCCGAAAAAACCAACAACCCCGTTTCTCAAGAAACCAATCATCATCACAGTAGCCGACCAAATCCGCGCCAGCCATCACAGCACCATCACCAGCACCGATGCCGAGCGCAACAAGCGCCAGAAAGCTAACAACATGGATCGCTTTGCACGCTACAACGCCAGGCGCATCGCGGCGGGACTGATGCCCTTTAACTACACCGAGCAATCCAACCGGATTTATGGCACGCCAGCGGCAGTGCAAAAACCCAAACTGACACTGGTCGCGTGATCATGACGAGCCTCGTCCCTAAAACCGAATTCGGCGCAGCCCAGATGCAGGCAAAATTTTACAGAGACTCGCTCGCGGATCTAAAGAACCGACTCGAAAAGGGCATATTTAAAAATCCAGAATGCCGTCATCGTTGCCAGAAAACAATCGACAACATCCGCGACCGACTGCTCGAAACCGAAGCCAAACTAATCAGCAACCGGAGATAGACATGTACTCATCCCCCAATCAACCCGAAAGCCTGACTAACATTCAAGTCCGCGACGAAATCAGCGCACTGCATGCAGCCGGTTATTGCCATGACGGCGACGGCAACTGGTCAGCACCCGACAGCAACGCCTTTTACCCGCGCGAAGAAGCTTACCAACAATTGATGGAGTGGGGTTAGGTATGGCCAAAACCAACACAACAACTATCGGCGGACTGACCTACAAAATCGGTGTGCACGGCAAAGCCTTTTATCAAAGCGATGGCGAATGGCGGCTGTCAGCCAGAAACAACGACAAAGCATTTATGAAAATACTCACCGGCAATCAACCCAAAAAGACAAAAAAGCAGGCGGTAGCAGCATGATCGAAAAACTACTCTACAAAATCGCTGGCAACCTGCCAATGCGCCTGATCAAAATCAACAACAAGCCGTATTTAGAGCGCCACTACATCGGCAAGTTTCTCGGCATCAGCTTTTACCTGCATCGTTTTATATCCGACGACAGTGAACGACACTTGCACAATCATCCCTGGGCGCACTCACTCGCCATCGTGCTCGCGGGCGGCTACACCGAAGAACGCATGCACTACCTCGACGTCAAACGCGGCCCGGTCAACAAACTGATATCGCGCTACTGGCGACCGATCAACTACATCAGCGGTGCTGCTTTTCATCGGATCACCAACCCAAAGCCCGAGACCTGGACTCTGTTTATGCATAGCAAAGTCCGCCAGAACTGGGGTTTTATTGAACATATAGGGGACGCCACCGACCTGCATAGAAGCGTCACCCTGTTTCACCAGCCTTTGAATGTGGATGAAAATAGAGACTGGGCCTCGAAGGTTGCGCCCGCCTCGCTTAATAGTGAACGGACGCCGTTTGGAGGCCAACAAAAATGAACGCCATCCCCAACCAACCAGAAATGGAAGTAATCACCCACCTACCCCTGGCCAAAATCCAGCCCGACCCAAACCAGCCACGCCGGTTATTCGACGCCGACGAACTCGCACAGTTCGCCCAGTTCATCCGCGCCGATGGTTTAATTCCGCCGATCCTGGTACGCCATGTTGATGATGATCAGCACCTCATCATCCACGGTGAGCGTCGCTATCGTGCTAGCAAAATGGCAGGTAGAGAGACCATCCCCGCGATAATCGACATTCGCCAACAAGGCCCGATCGACCGGTTAATCGAACAGGTTGCCGACAACCTGCAAAGCGAGCTCAAACCGATGGAGATCGCGCAGTTTTATGAAGACCTGAACAGCATCCACAATGTCCGCAATGCCGACATTCCCAAACTGTTGAAAGCGCGCGGACTCAAAGAACCCAGTCGCGAGCAGGTTAGCGCATACCGTCGATTGCTCAAGCTACCCAAATGGGCGCAAGACTTAATCAACGCGGGCACCCTCACCCCAAGCCATGGCAAATATATTCTCAGTGCCCACGGACTGGATGACGTCATGGCCGACATCCGTACTGATGTCGAAATGGATCTTGTTGCCGAAGGCCGAGCGCCCACAGTCATCGACCTGGAAGACACAATCTCCCAGGCATTTAACAATCACTATATCGACATACACTACCCATCGAACCAGGAGCCTCGCTACTTCGACCCGGCAACCTGCAAAGACTGCAAAACCTGCAAAAAACTCACCACCCGAAACAATGGCGAAGAAGTTTTTTGTCTGAATGACGATTGTTTTGAGCAAAAGCAAACAGTAGCCAAAGCACAGCGCGAAGCGGGATGGGATATCAAAGAGCCCAAAAAAGCACCATCGCCCACATCACCAGAAGCCGACAACCCCGAAAGCTACGAAGGCCACGACGCTGTTGAGTCCGAGCAACAACCAGAACCAAAAGCAACGTCATTGCAAGCCGAAGCGCTGGCAGCGGGCAGAGTCGAAAAAACACAGCAATATCTCGATAACTGGCTCAGGTATCAGCTAGCGCGGCACCTGGCCGAAGACCAGGAAAGCATCTTTGCCATACTGCTATGGGCAGCAGCTGGCGCACCTGGCAACGCCAACGGCTACATGACTGGCGGCGGACTCTCACACCCTGATATCAGCCATCAGGATGGTTACAAACATGGCATTAATCTCACGCTAAAAAAACACATCGATCACGGTGAGCTATCACTCGAAATCGTCAACAAAGCACTGGCCAGCATGACCCGAATTAACCTGCGACGGCTGGCACACCATTGTGAGATAAAACTCGAAGGTAACTACAAAATAGACCTCGACTATTTCCGGTTAAAAACCAAAGACGAGCTGATCAACGCAACACCAACGTCAGTGCGCGACAACTGGATGGACGCCGACGCCTGGCGAACATTCTGCAAACAGCCCTTGCCAAAATTGCAGGAACAAATATTCGTCCACGCCGATGATTGGGGTGTGCCAGACGACCTGCTTGAATATTACGAGGCGCAATAATCATGACCATCGCATCAAAAATACTTGCCCTGCTCAAAACGCATCCAGCCCTGACTATCGCCGAAATCCAAGAGACAGACGGATACAACTACTGCATAAGCAGCACGCGCAACGCAGTCCAACGCCTCACGCGAGAGGGATTAATCGACCTGGCCTTTTTCGTAGGTAAAGAAAAATCGCACAAACTCACCAGCAGAGGCTTCACCGAAATCAAACCCGAGACGAACCAAAAAATAAAGAGTGAATGGCTCGAAATACAAGTGCAACACAAGGCAATCAATCAGTTTCTTTATACAAAACATGACGCCGTAGCGCGTTTGTGACATTGGAGATTAAACCCATGCAAAACAAAACCACCCAATGATAAAAGCAGGGCTAGCAAATCACCTGAGCCCACAACGCCCACGCCTGCGCGTGTATGAGGATGGCACTTGCAGGTATGAATTCACAATCGAAGGCTGGATTATTTTTGAGGATATAGCTAAGGCTTATGCGTTTTTGAAAGAGCAGATTAATCCCTTGCGCAGATCACCTGCTTTCAATCGGCACTGGTAATGGCAATGCTACGTCATCAAATTAGGGACCGGGAACTGATTATCGATAACTTCGCCGGTGGCGGTGGCGCATCGCTTGGCATCGAGCAAGCATTGGGCCGACCGGTTGATATCGCTATCAATCACGACGCTGAAGCGGTAGCCACGCACACAGCCAACCACCCTGACAGCAAGCATTACTGTGAGGATGTCTGGCAGATAAACCCACGCAACGCCTGCAAAGGCCGACCTGTCGGGCTTGCCTGGTTTAGCCCAGATTGCAAGCACCACTCAAAAGCCAAAGGCGGCAAACCCGTTAGCAAAAAGATTCGCGGGCTAGCCTGGGTCGTCATCAAATGGGCCAAACAGGCTCGCCCCAGAATCATCATGCTGGAAAACGTCGAAGAGTTCGCCGACTGGGGCCCGCTCAATATTGCGGTTGACGCCAAAACAGGTAGAGCCATTTACGAACCAGACGGCACCCCAAAACTATTCCCCTGCCCGCTACGCAAAGGCCAAACCTTTCAATACTGGAAATCCCAACTCGAACGCCAGGGATATATCGTCGATTGGAAAATACTGCGCGCCAGCGACCACGGCGCGCCCACCATCCGCAAACGCCTGTTCTTAATCGCCCGGTGCGACGGTCGTCCCATCGTCTGGCCCAGGCCCACGCATGGCGACCCCAAAAGTGACGCAGTCAAACAAGGCAAGTTACTACCCTGGCGCACAGCAGCTGAGTGCATCGACTGGACACTGCCAACACCATCGATATTCCTGAGCAAAGAAGAAGGCAAAAAAGCAAACGTGCGCCGACCACTGGCACAAAACACCATGAAGCGAATTGCCAAAGGGATAAAACGCTTTGTTATTGATGCTGCGGAGCCGTTTATTGTTACCTGTAACCATAGTGGTGAAAGTTTCCGTGGACAGGGTTTAACCAAGCCGATGAACACAGTAGTCGGGAGCCGCGATGCTCACGGGCTGATAATCCCCAGCATCACCGAATGCGCCAACGCATCCAGCCAACGCAACATGCCGGCCGATGAACCACTACGCACCATTTGCGCCCAAACCAAAGGCGGACATTTCGCCCTGGTCAGCGCCTTTCTCGCCAAACACTATGGCGGCAACTACGACGGCGCTGGACATGGACTTAACGAACAGACCGGCACCATCACAGCGAAGGATCATCATTCGCTGATCACATCCCACATGGTCAAGCTACGCGGCACCTGCAAAGACGGCCAACCAATCGACGAACCCGCCCCAACCATCACAGCAGGTGGTAATCACATCGGTGAGGTTCGCGCCTTTCTTATCAAATACTATGGCACGGGTGGACAAGATCAAAGCTGTCAAGATCCAGTACACACCATCCCATCCCGCGAACGCTTCGGCCTCATCACTGTATCCGGACAAGACTACATCATCGCCGACATCGGCATGCGCATGCTCACCCCGCGCGAGCTATATCGTGCCCAAAGCTTCCCCGACAGCTACATCATAGACCCGCAAATCAACGGCAAGAAGTTAAGCAAAGCAGCACAGGTACGCATGGTCGGGAACTCAGTCGTGCCATGCCTGGCAAAAGCACTGGTTGAAGCCAATGTTCAATTTGATAGAAAACGTCACGTTGCTTAGGAGACAATAAATGATGTCCCACCCATCCACAAAACCAGCGATCCACGGCTTCCAGCCAACAGATCCCATGGTCAGCAAAATCGATCACCTGGCTGAAGTTTGCCAACTGTGGAAAGAAAGGCGTCAAAAACACATGCAAACGAACAGTCTGCGCGCCAGTGTCGTCGTGCTGTGTGAAGAAATTGCTGATTTGGCTCGGGCGCATCCTGAGCCTTCGAGGAAACCATAATGCATCACTTCCACCAACTCGAATGCGCCATCGAATCAATCATTCAGATTGCAGAAAACGTGAGTCCACGCCCACTCACACTGCATGACAACGAGTCAATCGCTGGACTCGTCAAAAGCAGCGACAACAACCCGACTGTCGGTCATGTACCGCATCCTTTTGGGGGATGTATGGGCGTCACGACTAGTCCTAGAGAAAATTACCTTGGGGAACAATCAGTCACCATTGCTTTGAAGCGCGAACCCCACGTGGAGCGGGTGGCTGGTTATATTGGGATACAGATATGAGTCGAGGCATCAACAAAGCAATCATCGTCGGCACACTAGGCCACGATCCATCCCTGCGATCAATGCCCAACGGCAATGCCGTGGTTAACTTCTCCGTTGCCACCAACGAAAGCTGGAAAGACAAGCAAACCGACCAGCAGCACGAACACACCGAATGGCACAACATCGTCATCTTCGGCAAGCTCGCCGAAATCGCCAAACAATACCTGGTCAAAGGCTCGCAAGCCTACTTCGAAGGCAAGCTAAAAACCGAAAAATGGCAGGACAGAACCGGCAACGATCGCTACACCACCAAAATCATTGTGTCCGACATGCAGATGCTAGGGCGCAAATCCGAAGGCGCAGCGCACGACAACACCGACCATCGACCAAAACCAGAACCCGGCAAATCAACTGCGCACGGGCAAGCGTATCGCGCGGCCACGGAAGGTAGCGCGATACCAGACAACAGCGCGCCTGTTGATGATGGTTTTGATGATATTCCTTTTTGATGATGCAAAAAATCATGAACCCATTATTCATCCCACTAAAAACAGAGTTCTTCGATGCCTTTGCATCAGGCGAAAAAACCGAAGAACTCAGAGCCTACGGCCCGCGATGGAATGAGCAAACATGTGCCATCGGGCGCAACGTCACACTCAGCAAAGGCTATGGCAAACAAAACCGACTAACAGGAAAAATATGGAAGTTCAAAAAACAACATGCGACGCTTTTTGGCAGCACATACAAAGCGGCAATCAAGTCCGTATTTGGGACACTCGACATCGAAATAGCCTGCATATCAATTGCTGATTTAGAACCGTTAACGGACATTAGAATGCCTGAAAGAATCCAACGCCGACGCACCAAAGGCTGGCGCATGCCCGACAACACTATCTATGTCGGCAGGGGCAGCAAATGGGGTAACCATTTCACAGTCGAGCAATACGGGCGCGAAAAAGCCATTGAAAAGTTCCGGAGCTATATCGGTCATCCTAATAGCCCACACCGATTTGAACCGGAAGAAATCGAACAGCTACGCGGTAAAAATCTGGCGTGCTGGTGCTCACTCGACCATGCATGTCATGCCGACGTATTGCTAGAGATAGCAAACAATAACCAGGTGCAACCATGACCCTATCCTGCTCATGCGACTTCGAAGACTGCGCATTTTTTTACGACTCGCCGACCGACTATGAAACGCTCGACACTATCCGCCGAGGCCGGTGTTTAAGCTGCAAAGACCAGATTGATGTCGGTGCAATAACAACAGCGTTCCCAAGCTGGCGACCACCCAACTCGGATATCGAAGAACGAATCCATGGCGAAGATGGCGAAGTCCCAATGGCAACCAAATACATGTGCGAAGAATGCAGCGATCTCTTCTTCTCACTCACCGAACTAGGCTACTGCATCACGATCGGCACGCACACCATGAAAGAACTGGTTGCGATGCATAACAACCAGGAGGTCGACCAATGATCATTCATAAACTTTGGAAAAAACGAAGCAATGGTGGCTGTACAGTTACTTACTGTGAAGGATGGTTTCTGTTTGGAATTATCCCTTTATATATCAAAAAAACTGTTGTGGGAGATTAAATAATGGCTGATCAATCCGCAATAAGAAAATACCGCCCATCAAACGGCACCGAAGGTGAAATATTCACGGCCGTTCACTGCTTTCAATGCGAACGCGATAATTATGATCTTGAAACAGGCGAAGGTGAACCCTGCGAAATACTTGGGCGCACAATGGTCCACTCGCGCGACGATGACGAATACCCCAGCGAATGGACATTTGACCAGGAAGGCAACCCAACCTGCACAGCATTCATCACAAAAGACGAACCAGTACCGATCCGATGCACCAGGACGAATGACATGTTTGGAGAATTCGATGGTCGACAATAAAAGCAAAGCCGAAGCAATCATGAATTTTGTAGACTCGATGGTAGGCGCATTTGATGCGGGATACGTCGACAGAAATCATTGCACCCTATCTGAGATTCACACAGTCGCAAAGCATCATGTTAAAGATACGTATGGAGTGGATCAGCCAAATGCTGTGGAAAAATACGGCGAAAAAATGGCTAAAGATATTGGGCTTAATTCCCCGCGTCCAGAAAACTATCCGCATGCGAGAACCTGCCGCCGCGTTGTTTGTGCCGCAATTCGATCAAGTGACGGCGACGTATTAATCGGCATCCGGCACTACAGCAAAGACATGCACCAGCAAATCAAAGCACGACACGACGGTAAAAAATTTTTACGCCGACACGATCCAGACCAGGGCTTTGTCGATCAATACGGCGTGTACATGACCCGTGAAGAAGCCTTTGAGGTAGCCAAAGCTGCCAACCAGGTAATATTTGTAGAGCACTGTGGCAAGGGGCTTGACGGAATGAAGCTGTACAGCGAAGGGCTGTATTGAGCATAACCCCAAGCTTTGTGGAGAGCGAAGCGATTCCAAAACAGCGTATTGTTATGTTTTTATTAATTTTAAACAGGTGAAATATGGAGCTTACAAACGAGCATATAGAAATATTAAAACACACTGCTAAGAACAGGTACTTTTGCGGCGACAGTAAAGAAATGCAAGAACTTTGTAATTTTAAAATGATGGTTTACGTGGGAAAAAAACCATTCGTGCCAGACCCATATTTTGAATTAATGAATGACGGTAAAACATTTCTCGAAGCCCTTAACGAGCTTGAATGTGCCGAAACATAACCCTGGCTATTTGCTGCCACCGAAACGAAAACGAGGACTTAAATTATGACCGATAAAACTGAGACCACTGCCCCCAAATCAATTACAGGTTTAGGTGGTCAGAAACATAGCGTTGTTAAGTGCGTTATTTGTAACGACACTGGCTGGAACCACGGCGCTCAGTGCCACCCCAGCAAAGCCCATCCCAAAGGGTGGAGGACTATTAAATGTGATTGCGCGGCAGGTAAAAAATCATGATAACGATAACTTTTCACGGGTGGATAATTCCACTGATAATAACTGTGTGCGGGTTTAGTGCAGCATATTTGTTGACACGCAATGCTGGTGGTATAGCTGGGCCATTAGCGCCGGTTATAGGTTACGGCGTGGCGCTGGTTTTAGCTTTAATAGTGTGGATGATTTATGGATTAGCCGCTTAACCCTAAATTTTGCAGTGCATAAACGAACTTAAATAGGCGATGAAATGAGCAAGAACACTGAACAAAAAACCGAGCACCCTGGCAAAGTGTCTGCCAACAATGATTTGTTATGCGCTTATTATCCTTTGCTACATCATTCGCTGGGAATCACCGACCCTGAACAATTTGATAGTTACAGAAATTATTTTGAGGCCAGCGGCGGACACAGTGATTTACCAGGATTATTAAAACTCTGCGAAGCTGGGTTAATGGTAGAAGGAAATTCCCCTAGTTTTTGCCATGAAGATTCCCGCACTTTTTATGTAACCCAAGAAGGGCGGGCAATGGCTTTTGAGACTAGGCCGAAACCGCCGAAACTGACAAGAGGTCAGCGACGATACAGAGCATATTTAAAATCAGAGGCAGACGAAAGTTTTGGTGACTGGTTGAAAGACCCATATTGGGATGACTACAGGCGTCAGCTAGGCGCATAACCCAAAGCTATGCGGCGCATACGACTAACTTAACGAGACTTTGAACCATGAACGAAGACCAGAACCAGAAACAAGCACTGAACGCAAAGCGTCCGATTCATGAGCGCTTTGTTAGCTGTGGGGAATACGATAAAAAAACTTTTGACAAAATCAATAAAGTTATAAAAACAAAGATTGCAGAACTTAAAGACGATTACGAAAAACTAAAAGCAGTCGATTCTCTTATCGGTGAAGATGCCACGAAGGAGAAAAAACACGACTTATTGAATTCTGTATTTGTGCTACAAGAGGTCCAATCAGAATCTATGGATATTTTATTTACACCCGTGAAAAGCGTGAGCAGCTAACCCCCGCGTTAATTTGACGCCGAAACGAAACTGAGGATTTAACAAAATGGCAGAAATTGAAGAGTACCTAAAAGACAAAAAGGCCGCTGAAAAAGGCGGTCAAATTGAACCTGTTGTTATGTGGCGTGGTGGTGACGGGATGACTAAGCCAGTAAAGGTTTCTTGCCCTGATGGGTTATGGCCCGAATACGATTCCGACGGGGTTCAAATATTTGAAAACACTCACTTCAAAACCGAAGATCAAGCATGGAAAAGTATCGAAGAAAGTGTTCTAGCTGGGATATCGTTAGCCGGTCGTGAGGTCGAGTTTAGGGAGAAGCAACTGGCAGAATCGAAGGATTGGGCGGCACAGGCTGCAAAAGATTTTGCTTTGTTTCGAACAAATTTGAGAAATAAGAACGACACATAACCCCATAGCTTTGTGGAGAGCGAAGCGATTCCAAAACAGCGTATTGTTATGCGCAGGAGTGATTAACGATGCCAGATCGTGATAAAGATTTAGAACAGCTACAGGCCATGAATCCTACACAATGGCGCTATGTGAATTGGCTTGAGGAAGGTGGAGGGGAAGTGCAGCGGGTGCATGATGTTTATGTCTTGTTTGAAATTCCACGGTACGGAGGGAAGCCTCAATATGTTGGGACATATCACCGAGATGATCTACATAAGCTAATAGACATGGCGTACTCATGGACGTGACGCATAACACTAGATTATCAAGACCTTGCAAGGTACCGGTTAAAAAATGTACAGAAAAACAGCTAAATCATTAAAGTACGAAAACATGCGCAAAGCCAAGGAACGTAAGCGCCTGGAGTCACCTGCGCCTGAACCAATCATCGATCTACCCGATCTGCGCAAGACCATCGTAATAACAAATTTCGATTTTGGTGAAGAAGTGCATAGGTTCGAGCTAATGCAAACCGGGCGCATCGATCAATATAAGGTGTTGGTAGATGGAGAACTATGGAAGCACCGCATCGGACTATCCGGGATTCTGGCAGGTGTCAGAAAATCCATGCCTCCAGTGAGATCAATCTATGCGAATTAAAAACCCCCAGCAAGCAAGCTTACCAGGGGCCTCGGAAGCATCCACCATCCCTGGTGGTGCGGATCAGAATGATCGTGACCAAACTATGGCAAATTTCAGCAGTGCAGAAAATAGCCATATTCAACAAGTTTTGTAAGAAATAGACTACAAAAATGTTTTTATCGCCCACCGATATCGCAGAACTAACCAACGCAAAGCGCAAAGATCGACAGATCCAGGCGTTGCAAGACATGCGAATTCGGTTTGCAAAGGCGATCGACGGCAGGCCAAAAGTTTTACAAGCAGAGGTTGAACGGGTTATGCTCGGCGGGCCGATCGTCGATCGAGCGACAGAACAGCAACCCAGGTTCGACAAAATACATGGCTAAACGCGATCTTCCGCCACGGATGTACAAAAAATACCACGTTTATTATTACGTGGTGCGCGTCGATGGTAAAAAAAAATGGATCAGACTATCGAACGACTACCAGGAAGCGCTGTTTAAATACGCCGAGCTCGAAGGCAACCCGCACAACACCGGCTTTATTAAAGCGGCAATTGACAAATACCGGGTCGAAATCCTGCCCAGCAAAGCACCCAAAACTAGACGCGAGCGCCAATATTTGCTCGACAGACTCAAGCGAGTCTTCGGCGAAATGCGCTATGAAGCGCTACAACCAAAGCATCTACAAGAATACCTGCAAACCCGAACCGACAAAAAAGGCAAAACCGTCCCGGTAGCAGCGAACCGAGAAATCAAGCTACTATCAAGCATATTCCGACATTGCATCGTGTGGGGTTTCCACGACTCAAACCCCTGCGAACACGTTTTCTATCACCCTGAGAAAGGCCGTGACAGGTACATCACCGACGCAGAACTGGACCTCTTAAGAGATAACGCAGACGAAATGACCAGGGCGATAATCGATATCGCATACTGCACAGGTATGCGCAAAAGCGACATCCTGCAAATCAAAAGCGCCGATGCTGCACCCGAAATGCTCTATAACAAGCAGAACAAGACCGGCAAACAGCAACTATTTTTGTACAAACCAAAGCTAAAAGCAGCCATCGAGTCCGCGAAGAAGCTTAAAAAAACGCGACGCACCAAAGACAACGCCCACCCGTTGACGCCCTATTTGTTTATCAACTCCAAAGGTGGCGTCATATCCGAGACCGGATTCAACTCGACATGGCGACGATTAAAAACAAAAACCGGTTTAGTCGGCGACAGGAATTTAACGTTCCACGATATACGCGCCAAAGCACTCACAGACGCGAAAAACAAACACGGACTTGAGTACGCCCAGGCACTCGGCGGGCACGAAAACGCAAGCCAAACCGAGCACTACATCAAGTCAAAATCCACTGATAAAATTGACTCGCTAGAGTGATAGTGGTAGAAGGTTTATATATTTGGTAGAAGGTTTCAGTATATTAGAAAAACAGAACAACTCTAATACACTGGAAAATAAGGGAAAATTGGTCGGGACGGCAGGATTTGAACCTGCGACCACCTGCCCCCCAGGCAGGTACGCTACCAGGCTGCGCTACGCCCCGAAAATCTAAATGTGAAATGACTTAAACTAGCGTTTAAGTAAGGTGA